CGGCCTCAAAACCGAGCAATTCGAGGATGTCTATCGACCGCAGCCGCACGGCTTTTCGTCGCATGCGCCGAGCGGATCAGAGGGCGTTTACCTGGCGCTTGGCGGCCGATCCGATCGGCTTCTCGCGCTCGGCTTCGAGCATAAGAAATTCAGGCCGAAGGATACGCCGGAAGGTGGAGTCGTTCTCTACGATCACACCGGCGACATCATCCGCGTTTTCGAGGACAACCTCGACGCGGTGCATGCCAAGCGGATCAATATCAAGATCGGCAAGGGCCAAGATGTCGGCGACGACGGCAGCACGGCGGCCGACGGCGACGGCGAGGAAAATATCTCGATCGTCGCAACGCCCGACGACGTCACGATCACCAAGGGCGACTCGCGGGTCGTGTTGACCTCTGACGACATTCTGGTCGAGGGCGCCAGCGACATCGCGGTCGGCGTGCCTGGCCGCTACGTTCGCGTGCGGCCCGGTCGTGTCGACCTCGGCGTGACTGATCCGAAGGGCGAGGCCGTGCCGCAAGTCGCGACCTCGGCGGGGCTGTCGTCGATCGTTTTCGCCGTCGTCTAAAAGGTTCTCAAAAATGACTGACGTTGTGATCCGCGCCGCCGAGGGCTGCGCGGCCGAAAGCAATGCGCTTTGGGATTCGGTTTGGGATAGCGCCCGCGGCGTTGCCGATTGGGCGCTCGCCGACGCCGACGAAAGTGGCAATCACGGCGGCTTGCGCGCCAAGGCCGCGATCGAAACCGCCGCAATGCTTGCGCTATTTACCGACAAGCGCGTCGACCCCGATCACCCGCTCTATTTCCTCGCCGACGGCGATGCGCGCGGCTATTGGGGCGACGGCGTTGACGTGCGCGACGATCTCAACGAGGCCGCGCTCGGCTCGCATCTTTGGCTTTTGGAGCGCGCGCCGCTGACGATCCGCAACGTTTCGGCCGCGCGATGGGCCGAGCAATTCGCGCTTGAGGCGCTGGCGACGCTTCGCGACCAGGGCGTCGCGGTGCGGATCGAGGCGTCGGCCACGGCGAACGAATTGCAAAACCGACTCGAGTTGCTGGTGCGCCTGTATGGCCGCGACGGCTCGCTTGTCTATGACCGAAAATTCGATGTCCTTTGGAATCAGGTGGCGCGCTAATGTTTGCAATTCCGTCTCTTAGAGAGTCCGTCGAGCGCGCGCGCCAGGCGTTCCGCTCGAATCTGCCGGGCTCTGATGCCTGGATTTGGCCGAACAACATCAACCCGACCGCCAAGGTGTTCGGCGGTATCGAGCATTTACTTTTCGGCTTTGCCGACTATGTGCAGCGGCAAAAATTCGCACTGACGGCCGATTCCGAAAACCTGGATTTGCACGGCGAGGAATTCGGCCTTGCGCGTCGACCGGCGGCGCCCGCGGCCGGCAAGGTCGACATCGTCACGACGGCGGCGCTTGTCGTTGCCGCCGGCGCGATCTTTCGTCGGGCCGACGGCGCGGAATATTTTGCCACGATCGGCGGCTCGACGCCGACGCCTGGCACGCTCACGGTCGACGTTGTTGCGGCGACCGACGGCAAGGCCTCAAACGCGATCGCGGCCTCGCCGCTGTCGATCGAGTCCGGCGTCACCGGCGCCGGCCAGGATAGCGCAACGGCGAGCGTTGCCGCTGCCGGCATCCTCGGCGGCGTCGATGTCGAGGACGATGAGACTTTCCGCGCGCGCATCCTGTTCCGCAAGCGCAACCCGCCGCACGGCGGATCGGCCGCCGACTATGTGATTTGGGCGAGCGAGGTTTCCGGCGTTACGCGGGTTTTTGTCGAGCGTCTTTACAGCGGCGCCGGCACGGTTCGGGTGTTTCCGCTAATGGACGATCTCTATGTCGACGGCATTCCACAGCCGAGCGACATCGAGCGCGTCGCCGCGCACCTGGAAACGGTGCAGCCGGCCGGCGCGCTGGTGACGGTTGCGGCGCCGCTCGCCGTGCCGGTGCCGATCTCGATCGGCGGCTTGCAGCCGTACACGACCGACGTGCAAGAGGCGATCCGTTCGGAATTGCGCGCCGCGTTTCGGTTGAATTCGCGGGTTGCCGGTATCGATAGCTCGATTTCGTCGATGCCTTATCTGGCGTCGCCGACATCGTTCTCGCGATCCTGGATTTGGCAGGCGATCGCCAACGCGTCGGGTGAAATGCGTCACCGCGTCGACGCGCCGGCAAATGACGTTGCGCTCGGATCGATGCAGATCGCGACGCTCGGCAACGTGTCATTTTCAGCATAGGGCGGCCCGCATGTCAGTTTGTGAGCAAACGCGTCCGGCGCCGCTCCGGTGCCCGACGACGCGCGAATTCCTGGAGTCCGTGCTGGCGCTGTTGCCGCGAGGTCGCGCCTGGCAATCGAATGAGGGCGGGCCGCTCGCCGGCCTGGTGCGCGCTTTCGATCCCGGCACGTTTGACGACCCGCCGTTTCAAACCAGGCAGCGCACGCAAAGCGTCCTGATGGGTTTCTGGCGCTCGATCGCCCAGGTTGGCACGTTCATCAACCAGCGGTTTTGCGACTTGCGCCTTGAATTCTGGTGCGCAACGCAAACCGAAACCCGCGACCTCTGGATGGCCGAATATGGCTTGCCGGATAGTTGCGACCCGTTCCCCGATCTCTGCACGAAGGTCGCGGCGATCGGCGGCACGCGCTGCGAATATTATGCCGCGATCGCGGCGCGCGCGGGTTGGTCGATCGAATGCGAAACGCTCGCGCAATCCGATTGCGGAGATAGCGCCGGCGAATTGGTCGCGGGTTGCGGCTTCCCTGGCGGCCGAGCAAACGGCGGCATGGTCCGCATCGTCGTCAATCTGCATGAAAGCCCGGCCTATGCCGGCGCGTTTGAGGCATTGGCCTACGCCGGCAATTTCGGCGCCGGCGACACGCTCGCATGCGATCCCGACATTTCGCCCTTGAAATGCATTCTCGACCGCGTCGTGCATGCGCACATCGCGATCGTCTACGAAGTCAACGAAGGAATCTAACGCTATGGCTCTCGATATTGTCGGCCCGTCGTCGAACGCGCCGAACGTCATCACGACTCGGCCCGCTGACACCCGCGTTTTCGCTGCCGATGACACCTGGTTCAAGGATTGCACGCCTGGCAACAATGACGGGACCAAGGTGCAGGCCGGCTGGCTTAACGGCATGATTGCCCAGGTGCGCAAGGTGATCCGCGGCAATGGCCTCAACGCCAGTTCGCAAAGCATCGTCCCCGATGACAATACCGACGACTATATGATGCTCCGCGCAATCTGGCATCTGATCCAGCGCGCGCAACCGACCTACGCCGACGGCGTCGGTAGCGGCAACGCCGTGACGATCGCGCCGACGCCGGCGTGCAATGAATACGTGAAGGGCCTCACGTTCCGGATCAAATGGCCGGCCGATTGTATCGCCGGCGCGGTGACGGTCGCGGCGAGCGGCCTGGCGCCGGTCAACGTGGTGCGCACCAATGGCGCAAACCCGATCGCCGGCGATCTTGTCGCGAACATGATCGTCGAAGTGACGTATGACGGCGCGAAATTCCAAATCGTCGGATCGCCGCCGAACGTGCTCGCTGCGCCGCGCACTTACTACGTCAACGGCGTGACGGGCAACGACACGACCGGCGACGGCCTCACGCCGAGCACGGCGTTTGCGAGCATTCAGCGCGCCGTCACCGCGGCGATTTCGTGGAACCTCAACGGATTCAGCATCACGATTTCGGTCGCTGATTTCAGCAACTACGGCAAGGTGACGTTGCCGGCGGTCAACGGCAGCGGCTCGATTGTTCTGGTCGGCAACGTCTCGACCCCGGACAATTGCGCGATCGTGTCGGCGGCGGGCTCGGCGGTTTACGTTTCGGGCGGGCCGTATGCCATGCGCGGGTTCAAGCTGAGCGCGGCGGCGCCGCTCGGCGGCGATCCGGGCTCTGGCGTGCTTGTCGGCGGTTCGGGAAATATGACGCTCGGCGCGATGGCGTTCGGCGCGTGCGCCGGATCGCATATCGAATCGTCCGGCGTGTGCGGCGTTGACGGTCCGGTATTCATTCGCGGCGGCGCAAAAAATCACATGCTTGCGGAGGTCAACGGCAGCATTTCGCTTAATCCGTTGACGCCGCCGGCGCTCACGATCTCGACCGCTGTGTCGTTTGCGAGCGCGTTTGCGTCCTCTGTAATCCTGGGCGTGCTCTACGCCATCGCCGGTTATAGCAGCATCACCGGCAAGGCGAACGTGACGGGCAAGGCCTTTAGCGCGGATCAGAACGGTACGATTTCCGTCAATGGCCTGGGGGATGGCTATTTCCCCGGCACCGTTGCCGGCACGCGCACCAATGGCGGCCAGTACAACTAAGGGGGCGGATCGATGTCGATCAAACACAAAAAGCAGGTGTTCGCCGAGGATGGCACCGACCCGAACGCGGTGCATCCCTCGGACTGGAACGATGAGCATTTGCTCGACGGCTTTCTCGCGCTATTCGCCGATCTCGGCGTCGGGCCGGACCAATTCCCGTATATCAAGACCGACGGCACCGGCGCGCTTGCGCCGGTGACGGCGCCGGCGCGAAATTTCCTCGCGCAAGTCACGACGCAATTGATGCTCGCGGCGATCGGCGCGGCGGGGCTTGATAGTCCGGCGTTCATCAACACGCCGACGGCGCCGACGCCGGCGCTCGGCCTCAACACCGATCAAATCGCGACAATGGCCGCGCTCAAGGCCATGCGCGACGATCTCGTGCACGCCGCGCCAGGCACGCTCGACACGCTCAAAGAGCTTGCCGACGCGATCGGCGACGACCCGAATTTTGCCGCGACCATGACGGCGGCGCTCGGCAACCGCTTGCGGTTTGATGCGGCGCAGTCGTTGACGACGGGGCAGAAAGCGCAGGCCGTTGCAAACCTCGCCCTTGCCGCCGTTGCGGTGTCGGGCGCTTATGCCGACTTGACGGGGCGCCCGACGCTCGGCACCGCCGCTGCGCTCAACGTCGGCACCGGCGCAAGCCAGGTTGTGCAACTCGACGGTTCGGCGAAATTGCCGGCGATTGATGGCTCGCAGCTCACCAACGTCGGCGCGTTGGTCAAGACGGTGAAGCGGCAGATTTTCACGGCGAGCGGCACCTACACGCCGTCGACGGGAATGCTGTTTGCGATCGTCGAGTGTGTCGCCGGCGGTGGCGGCGGTGGCGGTTCCTCCGCGCCAGGCGGCGGCGTCTATGATGGCGGCGGCGGCGGTGGCGGTGGCGGCTATGCGCGCTTGCTGGCTACGGCGGCAACGATCGGCGCGTCGAAAGCGGTCACGGTCGGCGCCGGCGGCACGGCTGGCGCGGTCGGCGGCGGCAACGGCGGCACGGGTGGCGATAGCTCTGTCGGAACGCTCTGCATTGCCAAGGGCGCCGGCGGCGGATTTGGCAGCACTGGCAGCGGCGGCGGCGCGGCGGGCGCCGGCGGCGGCGCGGGCCTCGGCAGCACCGGCGACATTCAGTTGCCCGGTTGTGACGGCGAACCGGGCATGTTCATCAACGGGCCGCCGGTTGGCTTTGGCAGTTGGGGTAGCAGTGGCGGCAACGCTGGCTTTGGCTACGGCATGGGCGGGCGCACGGCGTACGCGCAAAACGGCGCCGGCGTTGGCACGTCTCCGGCGGGCCAGGCCGGCCGGCAATATGGCGGCGGCGGTTCGGGCTCAATCTGCACCAATGTCGCGACCGGCAACACCGGCGGCGCCGGCGCGGCCGGCGTCGTGGTCATCACCGAATTCTGTTCGCAGTAAGAAAGGGGCGCACATGGGCGTTTATGCTCTCATTGACGCGCAAGGCGTCATCGCTAACCGGATCGTGCTCGACGATCCGGCCGACTACGCGCCGCCGAGCGGATTCTCGCTCGTTGCCGACGCGGATGCTTATGCGATCGGCGGCTCGATCTCCGGTGGCGCGTACACGCCGCCGGCGGCGCCGCCGTCGCCGCCTGTCGATCTCACGGCTTACGCGATGGCGACGCGTTGGAAGAAAGAGACCGGCGGAATTGTTGTGGCGGGTGTGCCGATCGCGACCGACGATCGTGCGAAACTAATGATTGTCGGCGCGCGCGTTGCGGCCGATGCCGATGCCAACTGGTCGACGGTGTGGCAGGGCGACGACGGCAACGCATATCCGCTCAACGCCGCGCAAATGGTCGCCGTCAGTAACGCCGTGCAGGCGCACGTTGCGCATTGCTTCGCGATCTTTGCGAGCGTCAAGACCTCGATCGACAATGGCTCGATCACGACGACGGCGCAAATCGACGCGGCGTTCGCGTAAAGCTTCGCTTCTCCAACATCGCAGGATCGTTCAATGCGCTTGCTCGCAACGGCGGCGCTTGCGCTCGCGCTCGCCTCGCCGGCGCATGCGCGACCGCACCGCCATCACCACCACCATCACCACGCCGCCGCCGCGGTCTCTGGCCGGCCGGCGGCGTGCGCCGGCATTCCCTGGTGCGGGTGCTGGTTGCGCTTGCGCCTCGGCATCACCGACGCGCGG